CTTTGGCAGTGCGCTGGTCTCTGACAATGCGCTGGTCTCTGGCAGTGCGCGGGTCTCTGACAATGCGTGGGTCTTTGGCAGTGCGTGGGTCTTTGGCAGTGCGTGGGTCTTTGGCAGTGCGCGGGTCTCTGGCAGTGCGCGGGTCTCGAAGGTAAATCTAACTTGCGTTCGCAGTGATGGTTATACTTTCTCTGTTTGCGCAACGCCGGACGGACCTAGGATAATCGCTGGCTGCCGATATTTTAGTTATCGCGATGCCAATAAGCACTGGAAGTCAACGCGCGGTGGGACAAAGCTTGGCGACGAAAGCCTGCTTATAGTCAAGCACCTAAAGGCGATGGCCAAGCTTAATGGCCTCGACAAGGCTGTGAAATGACCGATGAAATGAAAGAGACGAACGCGATCCGTTACATGGTGATTGGAACCGAAGACGAAGAACAAAAAATAATTGGTCAATATGAAAACGAGGCAGAGGCAAAAAAGGTCGCTGAAGAACGCGCCGCTCAATATGATAATGCAGTTTTTTCTGTTTATCAATTTATCGGCAGCGCAAAACTTGAACATAAAGTTGCATGGAAAGGGGCTAGCAGATGAATATTTTTCAGAAAGCATACGCTCGCAAACGCGAAGCAGAAAAGAATTTAGACTTGCCGCACGTTCATTGGAGCGATGATGTTTTTGCTGGCCTTGCTGTGGTCGCTTTTGTGGCAATAGGTGCGATCCTATGAGCAAAGATGTTCGCAAATCACTACCAACTTTGAAAGCTGAAGTTGATGAATATAAGAAAATGGCAGGCAAGACCTTCATTCACACAAAAAGCGGAGAAGCATATCAGCTTTTGTTCTTCGCTTTTGAAGAAGGATCGAATGACCTTGTGGCTGTTTATGTCCTTTGCGCAATGCCGTGGCTGAAATTCACGCGGCCTGTAGCGCAATTCATCGAAAAATTTGAAGAGTTAGGAACTATGAAATGAACGATAAGATAACACCTTTGCCGTGGAAAATAGGCGACGAAGATGATGGGCTTGATGGCGTTGAATATGTCCAAATCCATGCTGGCGAATATGGCGATAACTCTTTTCGCGGGATAGCCAATGTGGAGGCGGGTTTTGATGGCGAGCAACACAAACCTCTTGATGGGGAAACTCGCGCCAACGCCGCCTATATCGTCAAAGCCTGTAATGAATATCCGAGGCTTATATCTGCGCTAGAAAGATGCGCCAAAATCGTTGAGGTGAACAATCACCGCCAGAATGAAAAGGTGGATGACGCTGCAAAGATTGCGCGTGACGCCATTGCATCTGCGGAGAAGCCCAATGAATGACGCACCAGAGCCAATGCCATCTTATGTGGGCGAAATACTTGATCCAAATTGGACGCCGGACGGTAAGATTGCGGAGACAGTTGCGCCGCCACGCCTTGAGGGCCAGCCAGAATTTCCCAAGCCTGGAATATATTTCGGCATGGATGAAGAGGAATATCATGCTGTGCCAGCGTGCAGCACAAGCGGTCTAAAAAAGCTTTCCGTTTCCAACATGGATTATTGGGCGACGAGCCACCTAAATCCAGACAAGCCGGACGTGCAGCGCGATTACTTCGATTATGGCAAGGCGATACATGCTTTCGTGCTGGAAGGCGAAGGCGCTTATATTGACCGCTTCGCCGTGGAGCTGGATGAAGCCGATTATGAAGGCCAAGGCGTCATCACGTCCACCGATGAAATAAAGGCCGCGATTGGCTGTTTTACGGAGACTGTGCCGGTGCGTCCAGCATCAGGCGGCAAGCAACCTTTAATCGACCAGCTTTCGGAGCTGGCAGCTAGGCATGAAAGACCTGTTGATTTAGAAGGCACGGTTGCCGAACTGAAGGAACGCATCAAAGAATACGAAGAAGAGCAGCCGGTGCGCCCATCATCGCGCGTTGAAGATGAAACCCCTGAAGGCGAAACATTCATGCGCACCGCCAATAAAGCGGATTGGATTAAGCAGCTATTGGAGCTCAAGCCTGAAGCAATGGTTTGGGATAAAATGACGGCGGATCATCGCGCCAAGCATGAAGGGAAAACTTTCATCACCGCGCAGCAAGACCGACGCATTCGCATATCAGTTAAGATGATAACCGCGCATGAAGAGATAAGCAAAGCATTCACAGGTGGATATGCCGAAGTTTCGATATTTTGGTATTGCCGTAAGACCGGCGCACCAATAAAGGCGCGAATGGACTATCTCAAAATGCGCACAATCGTTGACCTGAAGTCATTCGGGAACAATGCAGGTATGCCAATTGATCGTGCTATTGAACGAACAATCGCAAACTATCGCTATAATTTGCAGCACGTCATCTATGTTGAGGCTGCGATGGAAGCCAAGCGCATGATCCGTGAGGCGATGGAAAAAGGTGAGCATCTTTGTTCCGTTATCAATATTCCCGACCAAAGAGCGCCTGAAAATTATATTGCAATATATTCGTGGTGCGCAAAATGGGCCGCACAAAAAGAAGAACCTGGTTTCATATTTGTGTTTCAGCAAAGCGGAATTGCGCCGGTAACGCGCGGCAAGATCATGCCAACCAACACGGTCTATTCTGTGACCAGCCGACGTGCTGAAGAATTAAAACGCAAATGGGTTGAATGCGCACAGGAATATGCCACTCTTCCGTGGCTAGACATCCAGCCTATTGATACCATCGACGATGAAGCCATACCCTTACACTCAACCGAACTATAAAGGACGACTAAATGACAGAGGAAATCACTTGCGAAGCCGCACCAGAGGCGGAGGTTATGGACGAAAAGCCACAAAAGGAAATCACCGAAGAAAAGAGCCAATTGCCTTCCACCATTGGCAGCGTTGGCTTAGTCGAAAAAGGATATGTCGCACCGACTAATGCGCAAGAAGCTTACGAATTGGCGCGGCTATTATCCAGCGTTGCAGGAAGTAGTTTCAAAGGAGATATTAGCAAAATTGCAACAGCGATACTTGCCGGACAAGAAGCTGGCCTTCCACCTGTCTATTCGGTTCGCAATATCGCAATCATCAATGGCAATGCAACCATGTGGGGTGATGCACTCTTTGCGCTTGTTCAAGCGAGCGGGGAAATGGAAGATTTTTCTGTTCAAGAAATCGGCACGAAGTTTGACATCGACAACACCGACGTTGCAAATTGGTCAGATGACTTTGGCTTTGCCGTCAGCGTAAAGCGCAAAGGTCAGGAAACGCCATATAAAAGCTCATTCACCGTTGGAGATGCAAAACGTGCGAAACTTTGGTTGAACACAAACAAAAGCCCTTGGATCAATTATCCAAAGCGTATGCTGGAAATCAGAGCCTACACACCGGCGCTGCGTAAAGGCTTCGCAGATGTTTTGGCGGGCCTACATTTCCGCGAAGAAGTGGAAGACTATCACGAAACGCCAAAGGAAAATGCCAATGCGCTTTTATCCGATGAACCGGATGAAATTGAAACAGTCGAAGCCGTGGAAGTCGAGGAAGATCAATGAAACATATTGCATCTGAAGACCAAGCAGAGCGCATCGGCGAAGATAGGACGGGCGGTAAGCGTGGAAAAGAATTTCGCGTCTTCCGCTATGAACAGAAGGCCACCCGCCTAACGCTATTCGGTATTGAAATTGTTGCGAGCGGTGAAACCATCACCCTTGCTTAATCTGGGCGCGGCAGTTTCCGCGCATGATCGAAGCACGAACCAAACCCGCTGGCAGGCCGGTCAAATAGTCTGCCAATTAAAGAACGAAAAATGTTTCAACCAATATGCCAGCACAAGCACACCTTGCCCATCAGCAAGAACGGATCACGATACACGCACACACAATGCGTCAAATGCGGATTGAAGTTTGTGGTTAGCAGGCCAAGCTATTCATTGCCGATGCGCGATAGACCTGCACACTGGAAATTATAGAGCTACTCTTCCAAATCAGAATATACGCCGCCAATCCACTCTAGGTTATCGGAGCAATTGAACCATGCCCTTTTACCATCCACGCGGCCAAGCGTTACCAGCTTACCCTCACGTTCATTGGCTACATCAAAGCGCACCCATTTATGCCCCGATGGATCAACAACCACTTTACCTTCACTGGTTGACATAAATTGTTGACGCGGCAGCGCAGCTACAGCATCTTTGAAATTCGGATATTCGGCGCAAGAAAGCCGCTTCCTATCCTGCTCATTCAGCTTTGGAACTTTGTATTGCAGGACTGTGTTTTGACAAGCAACCAGAGCCACCGTCATCAGTGCCGTTGCTATCAACATATTCAGCGATTGGGCAACCTTTTTCCATAGCTTCATCAATCAATTCCTCCGTGCTTTTGATTTCCTTTTTGAACTTCTCCAATGCCGCCGCCGACGCATCATCTGCATCACCAGTTGCTTTGTCTTTACGCTCCAAAACATCAACATTGGCTTCATCCGCATAGCTTTTCACAACGCTGCCATCATAGAACGACTTAGCGATCAGAAATGCTGGAACGGCAGCAACCACCAAACCGACTATCAAAAACGGCTTAGCCATTTCCAATGCCTTGCCTTCATCCATGCCGAATGCCTTAACCAAGCCTGCTGCTACCAATCCAATCATGTTATATCCTCTTCTGGCACGTCCGGCGCAGATGGTTCTTCATCAGCCATCATTTCGGTCTTTTGTTTTGACCCCTCGCTGCTGCCAAAATGAAACTGGACAACGGCGCTTCCCCAACCAAGCACAATGCCGAACGCAACCAGCGCGATTTCACGGTTGCCTTCTGGTAATTCCAACAGGAATAACGCGACCATCAAAGCCGCCGCGACCAGCAAAACATAGATACCAACAGCTATGCGTGGTGTATTTTTACCCATCAGCTATATCTCGCAATCATTTTCGCGAGCTTGCGATGGTAATTGTTTTTCGCATATGCAGGGCCGTTATATGACCGCACCACAGGGATGCAGCTTGACGGATTGTTAGCCTTGGCCTTCTTCAATTTGGCTTTCAAACCATTCTTTTCGATAAACCGCACAAAGGCATCAAGATGGTTCGCCTCGCTTTCAACGTGCTTCATACACATATCCCATGCGTTTTTGTAACCAAGGTGCTTCCAATGGGCTACCATCACCTGAAACTTGCCGATGCTCATACTGGACAGGCCCGCATTTACATCGAGCCGCACAGCCTTCGCTAGACGTTCGTAACGGCCCGGCATTGCGCGGGCATATAGGCGCCTATTCCAGCGCCTAGAGGAAATTGAGGGGTGGGAGCGATCATAGCGGCGGTTTGTAAGTCGAGAGAAATAATGCGCTTCAAAAAGGATTTTAGGCCGTCCATTGTTAGAATATGACGAACGTCCACTCTCGATAGCCGCAAAAGCCTTAATCTGCGCCAGTGAGCAACCAAGCCGCTTTGCAGCAGCGCGGTAATCATTATCGGTAATTGCCTTGGCATTTGTGTTGACAAACGCGGCCAGAAACGCCCGTTTGGTATTTGGTCCCCATAGGCCATCACCATCAACGCCTAGGCTTGTCTGTAGTGTTGAAAGCTTCATATCATTCACTCCTAATCGTTAATCATTGTAAGTTTGCAGGATGGCCGCACATCGGTTTTATCCACCACTTTATCGAGCGTCCGAACTACGCAGCCCATTGTCCGCGCGTTGCTATTCAATTTCTTGCTAACCGCGGTGAGCTTGGCGTTCATTTGGTCTAGCGAAGCCTGTATTTCGCGGTCCGCATTAATCAGCGCATTATATCCCAAGAAACACGCAATCGCGATTGTTGGCAGATTATCCAAGAAGTAACCGGATATGGTGCGTTTCGTTTCGTCGTTCATATTATCCAACTAACCCATTTACTTGTTTCAACTTTAACTGGTGGCTTTTCCCTTGGCTTTGGTGCGACCCTTCGCTTTGGTATTGCCCGCACATTTGGCGGGCTACTTACTTTTTTGCACTTACTCCCAGTATTCGCTCAACATAGGTCAGGCGCTCTTCATCACGCTCAACCCTCTGTGTCAGCACCGCAATATCCTTATCCTTTTCATTGCGGTTCTCGACTTCGCGGCGGTTAATCTGGTTGTTCATGCTGTCAATTTCTTTGGTTACGCGCTCCTCAATAGAGGATATGCGCGCTTCCAAGGCTGGCAGGTTAGACACATTGTCAGCCTGATTTTTGGCCGATTGTTGGTAACCAACGAACGCTAAGCCCACCACGCCCGCGATTACATAAGGTGTGAAATTCTGTTTTTGCTCTGCCATATTACCCCTCAATCACACATTCTTGGCGATACCTTGCCAGCGCCAAACCAATCTCGCTTTCACTCGGATTTCCAACATAGAGATTGACGCGCATTTCCTCACATTGCTCCGGTGTTTTTGACTCCGGTGCGCAGGCTGCTAATGCTAAAAATATTGCTATGTATTTCATATTAAATCTGCCCGTTAATTCACCCGCCGTATAAAAATTCGACAGTTAGTGTTGTTAAATGCACCAGCACCGAAAGTTACTGCTTCCATTGTTAATGTCTCACCGGCGACAAGCTCTTTTTTGGGTGAGAAGGACGTGAACCCGAAACCATTACCCGACAGGACCGCGCGTGTGTCACTCACCACCACGCCGCTACTGCCACCCGTTACCTTGTGATGCGCCATACCCGTCGCCGATGGTAACGTTTGAGTGACCGATACCTGCATTGTGATGTCATAGTTTCCCGCCTCTGGAACGGTTAGCTGGATTGTGCCGCCACCAGTGCCGACATTGCCCGAAACATCTGCTTCGGTTGATCCTTGATAAACCGTGTGCCGATCAAGCCGCTCAATGATGATTGAATTGTTAATAAAACTTGGGCCTAAGCGCGAACGCACAAGATATTGAGAATTCGTATCAACCCGACGAAAGTGAAACCATTCTTGCGCGCCTGTCACGGAGAAGCTTTCGTTGGTAACGTCCAAATTCTGCCAAGTAGTTGTAAGAGTTTTTGTTCCAAACTCACCTTCAGTTGCACTACCTTGCTCAAGAGAGTGATGGCCTTCAATTTCAATCGTGCCGCTTGCCGACCTGATTTGCATCTGACGTTCAGCAGAGGACATGCGAACTTCAATGCCGTCTAGAGCGACCACTTCCTCATCCGCTGCGAGCGGATTAGCTGCCATTGCGTTATCAACGGGGATAGCATCTGCGTCACTAGGCGTGTTGTAAACAATGTTAGGATTGCCGCCTGCACCACGAAAGATGTAGCCTTGCGCTTTGAAAGGCACGGTGATTTCCGCAACCGGATTGAAAACCAAGTCGCCATCAATGGCCTGTCCAAAACCACCGCTGGCTGTTGTCAGTGTCGCATCGCCAAATCCAACTTGAAAATGAAGCGCCTGATTGTCAGGCAGTCCCGACAAAGCAGCGTCAATATCAACAGTTCCGGCTAATGAAGCTACGTTAGTCGTTGGGGCGTCGCTACCACCAATAACCGTAACAGCGGGGCCGCCCAAATCAGGGTCGGCTTGGATTATTGCCCCGCCGCCTGCTGGGATCTCCTTGCCTTCAATAGTCACCGTACCAGTGCCATCATTGGCAACATAAGCATGGGCATCTACGTTTACGCCGCCATCAGACGGAAATAAAATGGCTAAATCTGTGCTGCCAGTTACAGAATATCGCTTCGCATGGGGCTTGCCGTAAAGTGCAAAATATGTGGGGGCAGATGCATCGCTATCAATAACAGTCAAGCCATCGACCAACTGCTCGGTTACATCTTGCCACTTAGCGCCATCGGGGCCAGTTCCACCGTCTGCCGTAGCATCATCAACAATCCGTCCGAGAATTAGGGTTGAGCTACCGTCGAAGAATTTACGCAGCGCGCCTTGCGCTATGTCTGTCTCTGCCGTGTCCCATTCGGATATGTCATCAGGATTAATGGAAGCTGTTTCGCTTTGCGGGTTGACTAAATTGAGCATATTCCAGCGGTCTTGAAGAACGTCTCCCGCTGCAACTATTACCTTACCGGCGTGCTCTAAACCTATTTCAATTCTGTCGCTAACAACCGTAATGCCAGCTTCGTTCTTATAGCGAATTTGATGCGTCGCAGTAAGGTCATTTTGCTCTATTGTAAGACCTGCGGTTGAAATTTCTGTCAGAGCAAATTTTATGCTCCCACTAGGAAAATTGGGATATTTCAACGTAACCGGGGAAGAAACAAAGCTGTCGATCAGATATGTTGGCCCCGCTGCCAACTCCAAACCATTATTCGACGCATTTATTTTAGTTGTTACGTCAAGTTCATTTACACGCACTATCCATGCGTCAACCCCGTTAGATGCAAATCTAACAGTCCGACCAAAGGAAATGTCAAGATTGTTGAATAGTTCACCAGTATGAACATTTCGGAATATTCCAGTTACCCTAATAGGTTCATTATTGTTATGATACGGATTAGTATTGTGTATCTCTATCGCTTCATTTTCATTAGCCGCATTGGCTGTGGGCACCACAACCGTTCCCGTATCGCCGTAATAAATGTTACCTGTTTCTAGAAGCTGGTCGGCCTGTGTGATTAGAACCCATTTATTTGAACCTATCTCCGAAAGCTTGCGCGCCAATTCAACAGTATTGACCACCTTATCAGCGCTAGTCGCTGTATCTACCTCAGAGGCAGTTGCGATATTTTCACCCTCATAAGCAACCTTACGCCAGCCATCGAAATTGCCGCCGCGCGAATTATTATGATACTCGCCGGACTGCGCCTTGCGTGCAGCAACTGCCCCGCTATTGGCAGCAAAATAAAGCGTCCGTAGTTGCTGATTTATATTAGCGCTTCCACCATCAACAAACCCCGCGCCCGAAACCGTAATATTATCAGGGGCGTTTAACAAAGTATTAGATTGGGTGAAATACACCCGTTTGTTTAAGAACGCCGCATCAAGCAAATCGACATCATCACCGCCCGCCACAAATATTGTAGGCAGCTGCGAAACCTTGCCAACCATAGACCATCCATCTTGGTAAACAAAAAATGCGCTAACGCCATTAGCGAGCTGAATTACTGGCGCATCATCACCATTTTTAGGGTTGGGAAATTCGGTTGCTGATGGCGGAAGCACCGAGTCCGCAACGCTTGTTCCTCCCAATCGATAAATGGGTAGGCTGCGGCCATCCTGCGGCGGCGCGGGTAATGTAGTGTCGGCCTGCACCTCCCAATCGACAATAATCGAACCATCGGCCTGCGGTCTGAACGAGACTGGGCTGTCATCTACATTCGCCGCTATCTGCGCTTGCAATACGTCTAGCTGCGCCGTTGTTGGCGCGGCTGCAATAGCCGCATCTTGTGCCGCCTGAGACAGATTGAGCGCGGCTATGTCAGTAGTATTTGCCGTTGTCTGCGCCGCGTTTGCAGCGGCTTGTGATAGCGCAGCTGCCTGTGCAGGTGTCAAACCTGCACCGCCTCCGCTTCTTGGACTATGAACCATTAGATCACCTCCAATGGCTGAAGTTGACCACTCCGCCCTTTAGTCCAAAACCGTTCAGCACCCGAAATGGCTTCAGGCGGCGACCATAAACTAGGCATTACCGTTATGCCCTGAGTTTCGGAAGGCATAATACCTGTATCTGATACAGCAATTTGAAAGCCAGCAGAAGCACGTTGGCTTTGAAACTGATAAACGCCATCAGTCAAACTTACGACTTCTTCCCATTCAGGTGTCGCTTCTATTTTTGGTAAATCTGCCATTTTACGCTCCTATTCAACTTTTGCTATCATCCTAAAAACTGTGTCACCCGCGCCGCCAGTGCCACTCACACCTTCAAAAGTAACCGACTTATCAGCATCATCTAAAATAATATCAGCGATACAACGCAAGCGCGAGCTATCTACCACAGTGACAGGCTCAGCAGCCGTAGGATTGCGAACCTTACGAATAACACCGCGAGCAGGCATACCATCTGGTAAATCTATAAAATCAAGATTGCCTGGCGCTGCGCCTGCCGTTGTAACGCGAATATTTTGACGATCAGCAACCACGCCGCCCATGTCAATTTGCCGGTTAATTTCTGGTGGAAGCACAACATCACCAGTATCTATATAATGAATGGTCAAATGATTTCCGGAGGCCGCACTAGTTATGTCTACATTTGCCGCACGATCTGAATTAATCCGCAAGTTGCCGCTGATTTCACTATCAGTCCAAAATGCACCATGCGTCATATCACTGCTAATTATATTAACATCACGCGCGCGCGCGCCGCGTAAATCAACACCAAAGTCACTGTCAATAGTCCAATCAACCATAACGGGATCACCGCCCGACGTGCTGCCAATGTTCTTATATCTGGCCTGAATGGAGTTTGGCGAACCTGCATCACGAGGTCGCCCAAGTCGCACATTATTCCAGTTTGAACCGCCACCCGCAACCGGATCAAAAAAGGTAGCGCTGTATCTGTGGCCAGAATGAAAATAATTTCCACTCTCCCTAAAGCCAGAAGGCGACTGCCCAAGCGCGGGGTTCTTGGTATTGTCTTGCTGAATATGCAGATGAATGCCAGAGGCAACCCCATTATCCCTACGGTTGCTATTGAAATTTGTTTCTCTAATCGAAAAGTCAGCGAAGTCTGAAATGAAAGCTACTGGCAAAACAGATGTTGAATTGCGATCATTAAAAAAGTTAGCGTCGGCAACCTGATAGGTGGAAGTACTATCCTCTTCAACATGACGGCCGCCATGCGCCGCAGGGTTGGTTGATACGGGGCCGTTGACATGAATACCCTCTGGCATATTAATTGTCGCGGTTGCCCCGCTGCCATCGCCTGTGATCGTATCATTGTCAGCAAAAACACCAGACAGGACATGCACGAATATGCCGCCTGTGTTGGCAGTCCACCGCGCAGGTAAATAAAGGATGCGCGCGGTTGCGCCGCCCCCACTTGTAACAACATCACCCGCCACAAAATCACCTGCGGTATATTCATCCAAAGCAAGTGTGGTGGTATCTTCAAAATAATCGTGCCTAGTGCAGCCAAAAACTGCGCCGATAATTGCATTTTGATGGAAAGTATTATCCCGCCAAATATTACTCTCGGATTGGGCATTGCGCACTATCGGTGCTGTGGTCCATGCACGGACCACATTGCCGCTTATGCGGAAGCTACCGGACGATTTAACACCGGATGCTTGTTTTGGGCGACCCAAAGCAAGAATACATTCAGGGCGGTAATCGCCTGCAATATCGTCAATATACCAGCCTTCAAGCCGGAAACGACCATTACGCACACCAACAAGATCAAGAAACGGCTTGCCATTCACAGCAGGAATAAGCGTAGCCCCATTACCAATGAAACCGCGAATATCCGATGACGCAGCGTCATTGCCAAACCAAATGGTATCATCAACCTTATAGGTTGCGCCCGCCGTTCCTTCCACGAACCCGACTTTTTCAACGGCATAATCAACAGCAGCCTGCATTTGCGCACCTACGTTGGTTACACCATCACCAATCGCCCCAAACATTTCAGGGCGGACAACCGCCTCATCCAATTCCCACCATGACCCGTCGCCGTCCTGTAACTTCCCATCATGGATAGGCTCATTTGCCACGCGCTTATACCAAGCATTGCCGCCATCGCCATGATCAGCATATCCTGTTGTTTGCAATCGCACGATAGGCGATGCAATAGACATACCAATTATTTGCGCGTTAGTGCCAACCTGCGTTGCATCGCCGCCAGGATCACCCTTATCGCCCTGAAAAGACGAACCAAGCGCAGGCTTAAGAAGATCAGCTATACCTTGTGTTGTATTTGGCGAACTTTCGCCAATTGATACTTTGAGGGAGCGCGCCAATTGATCCTTCAACCAAATATCATGCGTCGCACCTTTATCAAGCGCACGTTCGACAGTTTCAGGATCATAGGAAGGGCCGGTATTGCTAAAATCAGCTTCTTGCGTAAAGTCTGGGTTGCTAGCCACAAATATCCTAGGATAATCAGCCAGCAAAGGTGCAGTCAAAAACGTAACTATACCGCCTTCATTCGTATTCAGCGTGACATTATATAACGCATCACTAAGAGGGTTTTCATTGGCATCAACAACTATAACTTCGCTTGCACTATCCACCTTAAAATCAAATGGAAAAACAGTAGTAGTGCCATTTGGAATATATGCTTGAGATACAGATTGAACAACTTCGACGGTCATATTATTTTCCTTTAATCTTTGATCTTGCCTTTAGTTATTCCTTGCCACCAATCGGCTATATCATCTGGGTTCTGTTCCCCATAGCCTATATCGACAAGAAATTGAACCGATTGTGCAACTTGCCCTGGAACCAAGCCCGTCGCATAGCCAATCGCCTCTAAAGTATTGCGCGTTGCACGCTTGGTTTCCTTACCTTGCGCGACTTTTCCGACATCTTCAGCTACATTAACAAACGATTGTCCAACGCCTTGTGTTGGAGATAATCTATAGTCAAAGGCACGGCGACCAGCAACGGCATTCCATGCAGGTTCGACAACATCACGAACGCCTGGAATTGCACCAAGAGATTGCCGCGCCATTTGCAGCATAGCCCATTCTGCAAACTCTTCATCTTCTTCAGGCCCGCGACCAGATACCAATTCAGCCATTATTGGCGGAACGATCAGCAGCCACCATGCGCGCGCCACCAGATTAGGAATATCGGAAGTTTCCGCAGATGCAACATCACGCCCAAGATTGCGCTGGCGAGAATATACCGCACTCAAATAGGAGTAAAACATCGTCATCAATTTCATGGCCTCGCCCCACCGGCCAGTGCCACGCGATACAGCAGCCAAATCTTTTGGCGAACCCGCCCCTTGCGAAAGCCGCACCGCTTTATCACCAGCATAAGCGGCCTCTTTTTCGGTCATTCCAGCGGCAATCGACTTGTTATATTCTGCCATCCACGTTGGAATAGATACAACGCGATCCATGTAGCCGATCCCATGAAATGCAAAACGCTTCACAGCCGTCAGACCTTCCTCTCCTTTACTTTGTGCGCCGCGCTGCGATAGCCGCTTCATTTCACGACGAATATCACGGTCAAGAGTATCAAGCCGAGCTGGCAACTCTTGCGAACGCTCCATTGCAAAAGCCATCATTTCCGGCATTTCAACGCCTCTAAATGTAGCAACCTTGGCAGTTTTAGCGGTGAGCTGCGCAGTAAATTTCGCAATCTCTGGGGCTAAATATTTTGCGCCGACAAATTCCGCACTATTAGAATAACCGGCGATCTGCGTGATAATGGTTGTCGCACGCCAGCCCATGCCGACAACCGTAGTATTGGCGCGGGCTTTACCCATAAATTTGCCAAGCCCTTCATTACCCGCGCGTTCATGCGCCCATTGGTTAGCAATGAAATTGAGCCACGGCTGGAATTGCTTTCGTATCTCTGGGCCAAGCGTATCATCGACAAGCCCAATAATCGCTTCATCATTGATGAATTTATGCGCATTCATCACGGCTTCGCGGTGCGTGACATCATGGATCACTTCGCCAATATGGCGCGTGATAACGCCGGTATCGAGAAGAATAGGCCGAGAGACTTGTTCAGAGCGTTCTTTCGTCGAAGAAGCCCGCGTTGTCGCCCGCGTATAGTTATTTTGCAGCAGCGATCCTTCTTTCAATTCCCGTTTATCGGTTTTGGGATTAAGCGTGCTGTCATAGATTGCTGGATAATAGCCACCCTTCAGCTTTCCAAATGGCGTTACAACTTCCACCGCTTCCACCTTGTCCGGTGCAAATCCGTTCACTCGCTTTTCCATTTCTGAAATAGCAGGCCAAAGACCATTGATAATATCCCAAACCTCTTGAACATAATTCCAATCGGCTTCAGTCATATTGTCCATCAATGCGGCTTCAACGTTAGCTTCATTCCATCCATAGCCATCAACGAGCCGTTGCCGGTTTCCAGCATTACCCCAATTTAAAGCCATTGCGACAAGGCGCTTGCGCTCCATCACGATAGGATCACCAGTTTTAGGATCGAGAAGATCAATAGTCACCTTCTCTTGCCATTTTTTCACGGCATCATCTGGTAATCTATCCGCAGCATCGCGCAGCTTTGTGAAATATTCTTCAGTCAGCTTGCGCGATTGCTCTTGCGCCGCCGCCACCGGACGGAAAACAATTCTATTCCAAACACCATTGCTATCGCCGGTATCAAGCCAATCAAAAACTTGTTCCATTTTAAGCAAGCCAGCATCAGCAGTGGCAACGCCAGACTTTATGCTATCCCACCACGACGGATCAAGAAACGCAGACTTCTTTTTGCGAACACCAATTTTTTCTTTTTTCGCCAGAGCTTCACCGCGAATCAGTCCAAATTCGCGCCGCTCTTTGCCGTCGAGCAATGTCTGTTTATGGCGTCCCAAATGCTGCAATTGCTTCACTGCGTCATCAAGCGCGGTCAATTCTTCAACCGTTAGTCGCGACCAATTCTTGCTTTGCGCAAGGCGCGCAACCGGTACAACATCATGGCCAGCTTCAGTCTGGGCCGCAGCCCATTCAGTATATTCATCACGCGCATTAATTTGGCGCTGCGATACACGTTTAAATTCATATCCCTCTAGCAGCCCATGAATGCGATCAAGATAATCCTGCGCCATAGACTTGACCGTGCGTTGCTTGGCCAGCTTGCCCATGCGCTTAATCGCGCTTTCGGCGGCATCACTAGCTTTGGAAGCTTCGCGCGCCAGAGCATTGTTGAGCATTTCAGTTTGCTTGTGCCGGAAAGCTTCTTCATTATTGCCGCGCAGAAATTCAGTCTGGGCATCGCGTGCTGCCTTCGCCGCCGTGCGGGTATAGCGATACTGCGCTTCGCCGGAGATAGTTTCTGATATAATCCCGCGAGCAATCCGATCACGCGCCCATTCGCGGGCCATTGCGTAAGGCGTTGGACGTCTTTGTGTGCGGCTACCCAGAGCGCGCAGCTCCATTTCAAGCCGCTCGCCTTGCCGTTCATTTTGCACTGCCGCTTGCGCTTCACGTTCAATAGTGCCGTCTGTCAGCGGATCATCAAACCGGCGATCCATTTCCTGCACAACTTCTTGGTCGATAGTCGCATTCTTCACACTTCGCTTATCACCAGACGCCTTCATTTCCTTGCGGCGCGCTTCCAATCCCAACAATTCGAGAACCATCTTATCGCCGCTTTCAAATCCAGCCATTTCGGCCACAATATCGGCGTCATCGCCTTTCTTGCGATAAACCGGAGGCACGCCAGCGGGAAGAAGCTTCAGCGCATCCTCACCATAATTATCGACGATCCAATCACGGTCTAACCGGCGATCACCGCGCAGCAGGTCAAGTGCTTTGAACAATGGGCGGCTTTCAACATCGGTCCTCACTTCATCGCGTACAACCTTCTCTTGCGCTTTCCATTGCTTTGTTTCACGCGCACGAACCGAGCGATATACCTTATTGAACAATTCTTCTTCAGCCTCATTGCGCGCATCCTGCCCCAATTCAGCATAACGCTTGGCTTCTTCATCGGTCATGCCCGCTTCAATCGCATCATCGAACATCAGGTAAAGCTCGCGCTCCTGAACCGCCGATGCAATTTCTTCATCAGTCGCAAGCATACGATCCATTACACTGCGCACTTCAGGGGTGATAGGCGCATTCAAATTCTTCACTGCACGATAAATGCCGCGCATCCATCCGGCGAATTTACGGAAAGCAGACTGAAGACTTGTCTTTGGAGCCTTGCCTTCCATCAAATACCGTTCCCAACCACGCGCAAACATTTCATGCGCTTCCGTTGGTATCACTCCATCATCGGTTACAGCATGGCCATTATCGGAAAACCACTTCTTCAAAACAGCATAATCATCCGAAGCATTGTCATTTGTCTTTAAGCGCTCAAGCCAGAAGTGAGCCATTTCATGTTGAAACGTGCTGGCATTGCTATTCTCAAACATCTTAATGATGGCATCACTGCCGTGAAATTCAATCTGGCCTTGTGGGGTTTCGCCTTGATGCAATATGCGCGCGTCTTCAATTACAGGATAAGTAACAATTATTGCGTCTGAAGCTGGCCCAATCTGTAATCCATCAATTTTAGGATCAAGAGCGCGAATGAATTTTCCTATATCGTCATAGTCTTCAACAAAATCACGTTTGCTTTTATATCCCAACTTCTTTTCTGCTTGCTGCAACCATATCTGCCAATCGTTCACTGTATCAAATCTGATAGGACTATCAGCTAATTCCGTTCGTGACACTTCACGAACATCTCCAAATTTCTTGGCATAAGACTTATTTGTCGTCGAATAATCGCCAAGCCCGTAAGTTGCCATGCCGTCACCAGAATGATCGCCTTCACCACGCCAAATTTTCTTATTCTCTTTGAATGAAAAACCACGAGAAACACGGCTATCATCTAAAATTTCATTAGCTATGTCTTTGTCAATAGTGTCCTGATTATACGAAGGCCCGCTTTCAGCCTCAATATCATTCACCGCATCACGAATTTCCGCATCGGATAAAGTGTTCACATCAATGCCGCGAGAAGAAAGCAGTGCGCCCAATTCATCAGCCGCCGCGCGTATCTGGTCAAATCGCGTTTCTGAATACCGCTTTTCGCCGCCCAATTCATCTTGGATTGCAGCGATCAGATCATTCGTATCAAGCTCCGATACTTCACCTTCACGCTCTGCATTTTGCAGCTCTGGGAAGAACCCTTCTTCAATTGCAGCGCGCAGCACCGTATCAAGCCCAAAATCACCAGCATCAGAAATGCCAGTGATAGAAGCTTGCGCCGGATCGAAATCTCGGATGAACCGATTAGGAAGGCCGATAGCAGCCAAATCGCCGCCAGTGTCATTGATCCCGCCACGTCCGCTGATAAATTGCAGCAGGGACGGCCCTATGCCCACATTGGCATCATTGCCTTGCCGCAGTGCATTAATTACCAGATCAAGCGTATCTGAAGCCTCTGGGCTGGCCAAAAGCTCTGGCAGCACGCGCTGCACGCTTATTGCGCTAGAAAACTCATTGCCGATTACTTGCCGCCCTTCACGCGCCGCTTCAGTCTCAAACAGCGAAGCCGTTATCTCTGCATTCGCAGTGGCAACATCTGGGGTTTGACCAGTGTTCAGTAATTGCGAACGGATTGTTTCGCGCAGCCGTGCAGCTGGAGCCGCCGCGCGCCGCGCCGCAATATCCTCTTGATCGAGTTGCTCTGCTGCTTCCGCGCGCACTTCATCCAATTCAGCCTGCGCTTCAGCAATTTCATTGCGCGATGATGACAATGGGGCAGGCCGGACATCATCTTTGATTGCATCCCATTCAGGCGTGCCGGCCAATCGCGCTGCTACGTCAGAAACCGGAATAGACACATCACCGCCGAGCAATATCGCTTCATCAATCTCTTCAGCATAATCGCCAAAGAAAGCGTCATTTTCATAATCTTGATTGAAAGTCTGAATAGCCGATGCAGGAATGGTGATTGTTTCGTCTTCACTCACCAGCCCGTCAATCAGATCACGGAAAGCTTCAGGATCACGCGCGCGAGTTTTGCTTTCAGCCGCTTCATCCACAATCCTGTCGAGCGCATCCAAACGCGCAGTATCACGATCAATTCCGCTCACCTTGCGCGCCGCCTTTTCAACCGACTTCACGATAGCGGTCTGCGTCGTTGTCCCGCCAACCGTCGCCAGTAATGTTGAGAGCGCGGCTTCAGGACGTTCGCCCACAAATTCCTTTAACGTCTTATCGCGGTTTTCAGGAAGCGAAGCCCACGCATTCATATCCTGAATGAGCGTTGCGGCTTGCTCGCCTGGTATCTCGGCATAGAGCTGCTTCGCCAAAGCTTTGCCAAATGGCGTGCCTTTTTCGAGTATCTTAACCAATCCGGTGACAGGTATTTTCTCGGTGATAAATTCAGTTGTCGCCTGCTTGCCGCCATAGATGATCGAACTGGTGACATCTAACCCTTGATCCCGCGCCTCGCGGTATTCATTGCCGCCAACCGAAGTGACTGGCACGCCAAGGGCAGCACGCGGATTGCGCGTCAATACACCGGCCACCGTTGGCAGCACGCTTTCTGTCCCAGATAGAATTTGCTCCAATGCCCAGACGGATGAACTATTGCGCTCGCGGAAGCCTTGAGCTTCAGCACGTAGGCTATCGCGCCGCGCAGTGTTGCTATCGCGGAACTTTTCAAATTCTTCATACGGATCATTGCCCGCGCCAGGAGCGCCGGTTGCATCGAGAAAAGCCTGAATAGGATATTGAACAGCCAAATTTGCAAGCGCACCCGCTTCAGCAATAGGATCAAGCACTTCATAAAGACCAGCCGCCGCGCTGGCAGAACCAGAGCCGAGCAACCGCCCAGGTAAAGCCGTTACAAATTCACCGGCCTTGTCAAAAAAGCCCTGTTTTTGCGGCGCAGCTGGCTTGAATATGGATTGAAACGCATCAGCCGCAACCTTAACGGCAGTTAAGCCAGCCGCGTCATCGCTGGCAATCTCTGCATTATCACCAAGCCAATTGCCCACACGTTCATCCGTTGCCAGCTCCGCAATATCGGATTGCTGCTTTTGGGCTTTATACCCTGGCAAATCCTGCACCACAGAAACAGCCGCTTGACCAATGGATGCGCCAAGCGTCCGAGCTTCAGCCTCTTTATCGGGATTAGGCGTTATGCGCGTTACAGCATTGCGTTGCCGCTTGCGCTGGCGTTGGCGCGTCGATTGGTCTGCAATATCGGAATATATCTTTTCGGCTTCGGATTGCTCGCGCGATGGCACGCGGCGCGTCGGAACGCGGTAAGAAGCAAACGGATCGTTCATTGTATAAGCCCCATTGCTTTTTGCCTGCTGTAAGCATCCCAAACCTGCAAATCAGATGGATTGGAAATGCCAGCGGCGCGCAGCCCGCGACGAATTTCTTTACGTGCATCTGAAGGAACATCGCTCATATCAACCGTGCCGCCTTGCGGGAAGTCAACGCGGCGCACGGTGTCATCGAACCAGCCGGAACCGTCATCATCAATATCCGAAAGTCCAGTTGTAATAGCAGCGCGCAGAGCTTCACCCGAAATATCCTTATTGTCCACACCTTCAAACTGACTTTGCACAAATGGAACCAATTTATTCCACAAACGCCTTTCTTCATCGCTCGCATCTGGCGCGCGAGAAGCACCGAAGCTTTTACCAATACTGTCAATTTTACCAGCCAGCCGGTCAAATGTCAGACCTTTGCCGCCTTCAGACAGTTTCTTTTGACGGTTCATCGCGTGCGCCAAAGTCTTATTGCCGACACGGCCAGCAAAATTAAGCCGAAGATCAACGGGGTTGCCATCCGCATCTTGATAATCATTGCCTTGCAACAGAATTAATTCGGTTTCTGCATCTATCTTTGCTTTGTTTGAAGCCTCTATGCGCGCTGCATTTTGGCGGCTTTCAATACGTCCATGCGTTGCCTGAATACGAGAGTTGATCGACGCCAAGGCAGAGGGTGAAGCACCAGCGAGGATAGAGGCCGGTATCTGGCCAGTGCTTGTCAAACTATCAGGATCAGCGGCGTTGGCAGTCAGCCACTCGCTTAACCGGCGATTAGCGGCTTGCTCTCTCTGCGAACGATCAGAGCGCGCCGTGGATACATTGCTTTGTGCAGCCGTATGGATAGCAGCCGCAAAGGTTTCGGATATTTTAACCCCTGCTTTGCGCTGCGATGCAATATATTTGTCAGCAGCCAGCCGAGTTGCTTCAGAATTTAACCGAGGGTCTTCATATACTTCAACGTCTTCAACCGGCGCTTCATTGGAAGCATCGCCAACTTTACCGCGTATAATGCTGAGCGCCTGTCCAACCGTCCGTCCGCCGCCAAAATATGTAGGGTTTTGACGGACAATGGCATTGCCAAGCTTAGGATTGCTGCGACGCAATACATCGGCAACCGGCGCATTGGGATTGGCGCGCAACAATGAAGGCCCATCACCAGCGCCCAGAACGTGCATAACGTATAGATTGCCATTCGTAACCGACACGCCATTTCTTCCCAGAATGCGCTTATTGTCGGCTATCAGTTGATCCATCAGCTTTTCTTGCACGCCAGTATCAAAGCGGTTTTTGCTCCACGCATTTGATCCGCCGCCGCCATAAACTTTATTGTAAAGCGAAACGAAAGTGCCTTTGACAAACTGATAGCGCCCACTTGCCGACGAACCCAGACGGTTAGTTGCGCGATCATCGCCGCCGCTTTCCGGACCGCGAATAGCATTCTTCAAAGAGCGATTATTGAGCAATACCGGAGCTTCACCCTTGCCGCCTTTTTTGACCGTCACCGGCTCTGGCTGTGGTGGGTAGAATTGATCCAATGCGCCGCTGGCAATAATGCTGTCTGCACGCGCTTTGTTCACGCGAGGGCTAAGAGACTTGCGCAGGCTGGCTTCTTGCTGCGGTCCAATAGCCTCTTTGTGTTGTTCCAAAAAGTCCAGCGCTGCTGTAGGTTCGCCGTCTTCAGCATCAAACGCCAGAACAGCTTTGGAGAATACGTTGGAGGCAAGGTTGCCCAATTCTTCTTGCAACTTGTCAGCGCCCCAACCCTCGCGCCGCGAAACTTCAAACAATTCCATTTCAGCAACGCCAAGATTGACCGCAAATTGATCTGTTCCGCGCGCATCGATTGCATCAGTAATTGCCCCATCAATACGTGCCTGGCTTTGCTCACCATGCGCAATATCCAATTGCTTTATAGCATGACCGGCAATTGCAGTTTCAGATGTTGCAAGACGCTGCGAGATGGCATCTCGCGCCAATCTCTGCGCACGGTCAGAGCGACCAGCGCCGATCAACTCTTCAGCTTTCGTTTCCAAATCCTTATATGCGCCTTCACGTCCATTGCCAGCATCAAAGCCCTGCGTGGCAAGATATGGATTTTCGCCGGTGCGCAGACGCCCACGTTCAAAATCAGCATATTCATTTGAAATACGCTTGGCATCCGCTTCATCATGCTTCGCGTCGAGATATTCCAAATGTTCAGCAGCTAATCCCAAAGACCGGCCAAAATTTGCAACCGAACCACCAATATCATTATTGGAGCGCGCATAGCGCAGCCGGTTTCCCGTCTCAGCTTGACGAACCCCAACGCTATTGCTTGTCGTGACCGGAACCCGCGCCATTATTTACGTTTCGCCTTCAGCTTGCTAAACTGCGTTGCGCCGCCCAATACGGTTGAGCCAACGCTAAATGCCGTATTCAGCTTGGCAGCGCCCGCTTCAGCCTTCTTCGCGCGCCGCTCGCTTTCAAAATTGAATACGTTAATCTGGTGGCCTTTTACTTGGCGCTGGATATTCTCGGCCAAGGTTGCTTGATCTTCAGCCCCTAAATCCTGCGTATCTTGGATAGTGCGCGCCGCCGATCCGGTAGTAATGTCAACGTTATTTGCGCCGAGCCGCGCGGTTTGCTGTCCGACGCGCTGCGCAATATCACGGCCAAGGCGGCGCTTTTCTTCTTCGCCTCGCTCTATAGCGTCCTGCGCTGCCTCGCGTTCCAGATGTTTGTTCTGCTCTGCAACCTGTGCGCCATAATTTGCTGCCGACGAAGCCTGAATGCCAGATGCAATCGAACCAGCAGCAGAGACAGCCGTTGCGGCAACCGTTAAGGCAAGAGGGTCACACAATTTCAAAATTCCTTTCATCGGTAAACTTTGCAAATTCAACGCCGCCGATCATATGGCGTTCATCAGTTAGTTTCCATCCATAATGCCTTAAAAAACTTATGGCACGGTGATTGTCAACCGATACAAGATTTTCCAGAGAACTAAAAGTCTCCCGCATCATCCGCACAATATGAGGCGCAAGCGTTACTATATCGCGTGTGCTTTCATATATCTTTTCGCTTCCGAGCATCCACGGAATGCCTTTTGCTTCAATCATATTGCGCGCCACAACACCTAGCATCGCAATAGGCTTATCGTCATCAAGCGCAGTAATACACCACAGCGACGTTTCCATTACCTTCTTCAATGCTTCTTCAGGCTCACGGCCAACAGCGCGGCATTCCATGCAGTCCATTGCGCGCATATCCCTTGCCAAGCAAGCAATATGACTTTCATCAGCGGGAACTATTTTAATCACTGCTGCCCACTTCCTTTCGCTTCAACACCGTAATGCAGCGCCGTAAGCGTAAATGGATATGGGGATGACTGCTTCACAATAATCGAAGCTTCACGATCCACCACTTGATTTGGCCTTGCAGGCTCAGGCTGACCAGTGAATAAAATTGGCGAGCCAATCTCGCCTTCTTCACGTGTGCGCACAAGCTCCAATTCGTCTTCACGGCGACCTGCCCATACATCAAAGCTTTCCACAAGTTCCATGTAAATTTCACCAGTTATCTTCTTCCTATCTTCAGGAACTAAAGACAATGTTTCAACGACTGCGCTGTATGGAAACCCAACAACAACTTTCGAAGCGGCTTTTGGCAATGTTATTTCTCCATTACTGACTGTAGCTTTTGCTTCATAACCATCAAGAAGAACGGCCACTTCTTCCCCTTCTAAATGAGAAAGACCTTGCACCTGCGTCACCGGATCATCAAAATTAAACACGCGCGAGCAATCCAAAAAGGAAGTGAGCATATAGTCTTCCCATTTGGCACTTTCTAACCGCTCGATATAACGAACAGTTTCACCATTAATAACACGCTCAACAGTTATATAAACGCGGTTTTCAACACCTTCTGGAATGCAGACAACATCTAGAACCAAGCCGCCAACGTCCATTTCAGTCCAGCCCCAAACTTGCTGTTCATATTCCCATGTTAAAGCCAAAAGCTTGCCATCATCGCGCACAACCCAAAGTATCGAATATGGCTCTGCTTGATATGACCATTGCTTAATACGATGATCCTCAAACAAATGAGGTGCAAATATTGTAACATCACTAGATTGATAACCATCAATCTCAAAAGTATATCCCATTGTCCGAACGCCAGTTTCAACGCGTGGCTGATAAAAGCCAGTCTCGCCAATCAGTATCGGCTTTGGAAGCACAAGTCCGCGTCCAATCTGGCGGCGCGCACCAGGTGGAGGATTAGGAACAAGAATACCATCATTCGGGCCGAACAGATCAAAAATATTATCCGTAGTGCCAACTATCAGCCGATCCATTGCTAAGAAAGCCGTAATAGTATTGGTATCGCCGGTGGCTATCGAGAAGCTTATGCTGTCATTCTCGCGCTGCGGCCGCGCGAAGTCCATATTTTCAAAATCAGCAGAGCGTGAAGCAAAAACGCCATTCGGGCTATTGGTTGTGTTGCCAAACCAAAGACGCTGCTCCCAAAAGCCAGTGCGAGAAGGATAGTTACCAGGCCCATCAAACGGCATAAATTCTTCAATAGGAGCCTGTGCATAGTCGATATTGAAACCATCGTCGGTAAAGGACGTGCCTTCAGTTTCACCGATGAAGCCCATACTTCCCGTTTCATGCGCTTTATAAACACGGTAATATTCGACATTACCCGTTGGCGCTGTCCATGAAACAGTGGTTTGATTGCGTGCAAGCTCAGTATCATTCGTTGCGCTAACTTCAATCGAACCGCGACTTTCCTGCCCTTGATCATTCACCGCTGAAACAGCATAGCGATACTCTTGTGGAAAATAACTATCCCCCATATTGGGGGCATCAGTGTTCGCAATTGTTGCAACAGCATTTACGCCCGTTGGCGCAGCAATAGAAGGCCCAAATGATATTGGAGAATGAAGCCAGTCAGCATGATTAGTGCGAACAAATCTTGAAGGTTGATAAAATTCATGCGTCAGGAATATTGTGTCAAACGATTGCGCATAGTCAATCTCTAGCAGCTCAGCAGCAGCATAAGGCGTCGAGGCCGAGTATATTGGATAAGCAGCCATTAGAAATTGAACCCAAAAAAGTTAAAGCTAAATGCAGGCGTTGTTACAGGTTCTTCTTCAGGCGGCGTCACTGGCTGCACAACTAACGGCACTGGCGGAGGCGGCGCAGCAGTTCTTACCGTTCCATCATCTCCGGTAAAAGCAGTAAAGTCTGACGTATCAATCCCAATGCTGAACTTATTTGCATCAATCACCGCGACAGTGACTATGCGTCCATTCAATTCTGTCATACCCTCAATGCCGTTCAAAAATAATTCACTGCCATCAAGCATATTATGGAAAGGGGCAGTGACAACAGCAGGATTTGCTTGTGTGATAGATGTAATTCCAAAACCATCTTCCACTACTGCACCGCCATTCGTTATCGGTTTCATTGTGCCGTTTCCAAACAAAAGTGCATAGCTCTGCCCAGTTGAGAAGGTGAAAGGCAGCATCCGCGTTTCTTTATCATCATCGGGGAGCTTGTAGACAAATACTGAGCCAAGGCGTTTTGTCACACCTCCAAACTTCATTATAGTCACATTCTGTAGTCGTTTTGCGCCTGCAGCCCACGCGTCAATATCGCGCCGAGATTGCACAACAGGCGAGAATATACCTCTTGTCCAATTGCGTTTGCTTACAGTGACCATCGGTTGCCATAGCTCCCATAAGTGCCGTAATCACCGTGGCGCGCTGCCTCCCCATCGGAAATGAAATCTTTGCGCCGGCGCGGATTGCGGTTCATATCATCTGCCACAGCTTCATACATAGCAGCCATGGCCATTTCATTTTTATACGCAAGCTCGCGGGTATCTGCACGCTCACCCAAGAGCGGCCGATAAATACGAGAGGCAAGAGCACAAATGATAGCCTTAGCGAATAAAGGCGTCCATTTGTGCGGCTCCAAAGCATCGGTTGAATATGTCAGGATAGGCGTTGGCAAATCAGTGTATAAAATTTGATTCGCAACTTCATAGTCGATCGGTTCTAAATCTAGCCGTGAATTGCGATAATAAAGAACCGGCGTAACGACAACCGGCCCCGCATTCTCACCAGCGCCAACTTGGCCGGTTGCAATCGCAAGATTGGCTTGGCTTTCATAATCGGGGATAAGAGAAATCGGAGATATAATCTGATTTGGTAGCCGATACGCACGCGCCCATTCACCAGGCCGGTCATTATCAACTTCAGCTAAGCTAACCCGCTTTTCAACAAAATCAAAGTCGTGATAGTTGATCAGCTCAGAGACAATGCCTGGTAAATACCGCGAACATTCGCGCGCCTCTTTGGAATTGTCATTTATGCTTGTGATTGGGTGTGCAGGAAGGTCGCCAATAGCCTCATTGCAAATATCGGTAATGCTGCGTGCCATACTTCAATCCTCTTGTTAATCGCTTCATATTATGGATTGCACATAAGGTAAAGGCCCGACGCATCCTAAGACACGCCGAGCCTACCTTATGTCACCCAGACGCAAGGATCAGATTTTCAGTTCGTCGCGGCGCGCCTTGATTGCAGTCTTCACTGTCTCACGAGGCTTGCCTTTCGACATTTCGCCTTGTTCAAGAACAGCAAGATATTCATCGACCTCGCCTTTCTCGACAGCAGAAACAACGTCACCGGCTGCTTTATTCAGGAAAGTGGAGACGTTCAGCTTGTCGCCTTTTGCCCCCTCTTTTTCTTTCGGAGAAGAAGCTGAAGAACCTTCAGGCACAGGCGCGAAAGGAACGCGCACCTTAACCTTCTTAGTCTTCACATCACCGTTACGGGTTTCATATTCGACTTCTTTCTCGCGTGTTGCATCTTCACTGACTTCCTCTTCAGGAACGCCAGGATCAGCAGGCACCAGAGCACCAACAGGGTAAAGAACACCATTCGCACCAAAATAAGGCTTGCCGCGAACGATTGCTGAAATACGCTTTGCCATAATTCAGTCCTTTCTTAATCCAAATAGCCAGTATGATGCGTTGGGAACGCAACGTCCTGAATATCACGGACAAGGCCACCAGAGAATTTACCAGCAGTGAACGTGCCGACAGATACAATCTGAAAACCAAGATACCGCTTGCTAGTGCGAGGCAATGCTTGTGCAAAGAAGCGGTAATCATCCGCCAAATCAGCAACATCGATAGCGCCGCTTTCAGCCAAAACATCGCCAGCTGACAAGTCTTCATTGTCACTTTCGACAAGCTGAAGGTTAACGCTTGTGCCGCCAGCAAATGCTTCAGTCACTTCAGCAAATACTTGAAGCTCGCGGTTTGTGTTAATGTTCAAATCAACACCAGCATCATAGACATCGGTTGAATTAACCGTGCCTGCTGCTGTCACCGCTTGGTCGAGCGAGAAAGCAGTTTCGCGATCATACATCATTTCAAATTCCTTTCATAAATAAGGCCGAGGCCACAGTTTAGATTGCAGCTTCGTTCACCGCAAGGGCGTCTTCACGAAGAACAGGGATACCGCCAAAGTTAAGCATACGGCGACCAGCAACATCATCATAAGACAAGAAGCTGTTTTTCGTATCAAGAACTTGACGCTCAAGCCATGACTTCATCGCACGATCCATCACCCACGCCGCTTTGTGACCAGGTGCATTCAGACCATCAACACGGTTCATCATGTCCACCATTTCCATCTGGATATGTGCGCCGGTTGCGCGATCAACAGTTAGAAGCGAACGGTCAATATTGGCGATACGGCCAACTTTGCGAGGGTCTTTTACAGACTGCCCGCAATGCCAGTTGAATTGATCGACAAGAGCAAGGAATTGCTTGCCATCCGCATCATCCCAATAAAGGCCAATGTCAACGCCGTCATCTGCTTTGCCGGTGTTTTTGGTAACGTCAGTATGGCGAAGGCCACCGATAGTATTTTTCGGATAGATACCGCAGACACCCATCGGGCCAGTAACAACCAACCAGATCGAACCCATATCAGAGCCAGCGCCGCCAGCATCAATAATTTGGTCTTCAACAGAGCTGTTACGATCATTGAAGCGCGGGCCAAGGCCAGTGAAACCACCGAACGCAGCGTTGCCGTAGAATGAACTTGTCGCCATTGTATGCGTCATTGCTTGGAAGAAAGCAGAAGCTTCAGTCAGGCGATACTCGCCAACATTGCCATGTGATTTTGCAATCTCACGGTCAACGGCTGAGCGGCCTTCAAGAAGGGCAGCGCCTTCATCAATTTGCGCAACGCGGCTTTTGGAAGGATCAACACCTTGGTTATAGCCACGAAAATAAACTTCAGGAAGACCGGCGCGGATAGTTGTTCGCTCACCTTCAGGAAGGTTGCCCTCTTTCCACATGAGGAAGTCGCAAAATTCATTTGTCTGCGCCAACCATTCACCGATAGCGGCAATTTTGCCATCAGGATCAAGCCGAGCTGTAAGGTCGGCAATGGTATGCAGCTCTTTGCCAAGGATTGTCATTTCTTAATACCTTTCTTTGCTAACCGTAAAACTTATCAACGGTTGTTTTTTCAGAACCGCCATTATTAGCAGGCGGGGTTTTTGCTTCCGAAAGCGTTTCACCAGCACCAGCCAGCACGCGCATAAGGAAGCGGTTATTGCCTAAGCCAGTTTCGTTGAAGAACGTGGTTAGCTCTTTACGATCAGCTTCATTAGGCAAATAGTTTGTGATGGCCTTTGCGGACATCGCTACACTTTCGTCATGGTTTTTACCGCCGACGATTGGATCATTCTTCAATTCAACGGCAAGATCAGACTTCAGCTTCTCACCTGCATCATGAAAGACTTGTTCAGTGCGAGACTGGATCATAGGTATAATCTTTTCACCGTAAGCAGACATCAGCTTACCTGCCTGATCCTGCGTTAAGTTAAGATCACGAAGCACAGGCTCCACGGCGTCAAAGCCTTCTTGATCGAACTCGATACCTTCAGGCATTTCAAATGCAGAGGTGTCATAGGCTTCAGGAGCGCCTTCGGTTGGCTTTTCCTCGCCCTCTTTGGGCTTTTCTTCGCCTTCGGATTTTTCTTCGCCTTCGGATTTTTCGGTTGGCTTTTCCTCGCCGCCCTGCGCCAAGGCATCGCCAAGCGCAGTGCTTTCCTCGCCGCCAGCTTCTTCGCCAGTTTTGGTTTCTTCTTCAAATGCAATTGTGGATACTTCAGTCATTATTCGCTCCTTGTGAATTGTGTCTGGGCTTTGATTGCTTGCGCAATTACGTCAAATGGTTCCGCATCGTTGCTAAACCAACCCAGAATTTCCAACCCCAAGGCGCGTTTTCCTTCCAATAGAAGGGACTGTTGCGCTTCGCGAGATGGCCGAGCAATAGCAGACGAAACCATTATGTCAAATAGAAAGCGTTGGAACTCTGGCTGTTCATATAAAGCAGCACGATCATCATCACGCACTTTATCATCAATAGACTGCGCCATTAGAAACGCTCACCTTCATTGGACATTTCGGCAATATTATTTGCAGCGATTGCTGCATCTTTGGCAGGCGCGGCAAGTGCTGCGGCCTTTTCCATTTCTTGAGCCTTGGCACGGCCTGCGCGAACCTTCTCAACATCTTCATCATCGCGCACAGTATGCGCGGGGACGCCAGAACGCTTAGCATAGTCATCAACAAGCGCATCAGGATCGACTTTATCAAGAACTTGTTCGCCAAATACCGAGCCAAGCGAACCGACAAAACCGACAAATCGTTCAGTCGTGGACATACCAAGCATCTTTTGTGCCATCGCCAGCACCGAGATAAATTCAATTTTCAGCTCGCGGCCTTGCAATTCTTCAGGAGCTTCTGGAAGCAATCCGCCGCGCCGCGCAATGCTCAGCATACGCTCAACGGCTATCGGCAGGAAGTCATCATTCACCATTTCAACCACAGGGCCAATTTGAGTAAGCTTCTCTTCATCACGCTTTATCAATTCTTCAACATTACGCGGCTGGACACCAGGCATATTTGTAATCGCCATGAATAAATCAGCATAAGTTAGCCGGTCAATGCAGTGTTTAAGTTCTTCAATCTTCCTCTCGACCACTTCGATAGAGCCAGCAAGCGGCACATAAACAGGCCGGACGGTATCAACCTGCGTCATATCGGCAACGTAAGTATGAGCGCCTGGCCGCATATCCAAATATTTTGCAGGCCCATAGGTGGCCGGATCAGCCACACGGTCTTGCAATTGCTGCGAACGCTTAGCCTTTAGAGCCAGCTCGCGCATATCTGGTATTGCATCATGACCGACACCACGACCATACAGCGCAGCTCCGAAAACGTCCCAGCGTGGTGCCCAGAAATTCTGCTCATTATACATCTTGGCTTCAAGCATCGCGTCTTCTCGGTCATCTTTTTCGTCCCACATGGTGGATTGAAACTTGCCGTTCATGCCAGGTTCGATCAGTTGCTTGCACTTGACCATTTGATTATATTTGCCGTCATCCCACAAATTCTTGACTGTGGGCGAAACCCGCGACCAATCCATGTCACCGTTTTTTTGCTGCACGTATGCCTTTACTAATTGGTTGACGGTCATCGGGCATTCACGCGCTAACGTATCGACTTTGAACGCATCATCCATGCCGATCCAGAACGTGCCGATAGGCAAGGCCATGCAGGGCGCAATCTCTCTCCAATGTTCTGTCATAATGCCAGCCGCAGTGCCAAAGCGTGCCATTCCGCGATAGGTTTGGCGCGCAATCTGATAGAAATTTGACGCGTCAAACATACGCAAAATAATATCGGTCAGCGCATCTAGATATTCTCGGCCTGGTTGATAGTCATTAAGATCAGTATCCATGAACGCCATACGCAGCCAGGGTCTATTCGGAGAAGACAGACCAGAATACATGCCGCCTTCGATAGTCCGGAAAGACAATATCGGGTGGCTATCAATGAGCTGGCGCATCTTTGGCCGACTTTTACCGTTAGATGTTTTGGTTATAGAGGGAATATCACCGTATCCGGAGAAGTCCGCAATCTTATGCCAATCAGCTTCTTCTTCTTGGCGCGCACCAGAAAGAGCTTTGCACACGTTCTTAACGTGCTTCTTCTGCGTCATTTCTGGCTTTTCTTTTACAGACAGAACATCGCGATTGAGCTTCTTATTCTTTTTCATGGATTTTCCCACACTTTGCGCATTTCACTTTACCATCATTCGGTATAGGGCTTTCCTGCACTTGTCCGCATCTGCATTCAAAGTGAAGCATGACTTTACCACGGCGGAAAACTTCTTCAGCCACCGAGAGAAGCCGTTGTAGTCGCAGGTTGAAGGGAAGGCGCGCGACTTATCAGAGAAGCATAACCACGGCGACGGTTGCGTGGATCACCATCAGAAAATTCCTTACGCTCCGGGTCTTTTTGCGTTTGACGGCGGGCAGGTGGCGGCGGAACATCAGGGGCAGAACACATAAATAATCCTTTCTTCAATTCATTTCTTATCCCTTATTACGGATAAAAATTCAATCACGCAGTCAAACTTGTCTCAGCCACGCGCAAATGCGTGCATCAGTTATTGTCCCAGAAACCGTGCCAGTGCGAAAGTCCAGACGCCCCCCCGCAGCAATATTAATAGGTTCGCTCAATATCTCTATTACATTTTGCTGGCTGATTGCTAATTCATGCACTAATTGACCATTGCGTTGCAGCTTCACACCAGCACTTGATCCTGCGGTGAACGCATCGCAGTTGAACGACATAGCGGTTAATTCCATATCGAACGGAAACGGTATTCCAATATCCGAGCCTGTTGCACCGTTGCCCCATGACCACTCATACGCGTTCGTTGCAATCCCGCCATTCTCTTCAGCCCAATAGCCAATAGAGGTTCGTGGGATTGCAACGACAGCATCCTTGACGCGACTGCCAATAAGCGTGGCAATCTCGTCCATCTGTGCCTTGGTGTAGAGTTCACTCATTATGCAAGCGCAGCATCTAGCGCCGCTGTGAAGTCTGAAATGTCAGCCGCATCGGTGATACCAGCCAGCTTTGTCTTCTCAGCATCGGTGAAAGCATTGGTATTCGGGTTGCTTTCATATTTGGTTTTAATACTACCCGCTGTTTCGCCCGTTGCCGCTGCGCCGGTATCAATCCATGCACCGGCATCATCATCCCAAATAGCCTGCGTATCGTCGCCGTCAGTGACAGCAAGCAAGGCATAGTCGCCAGACACCGCGCCTGCCGTTGGAATTGCTGCCAAACTTGTGAATGTGCCTTTGAAATGATCGTCAGGAATATTGGAAATAGACGCAAGCTGTGCATCAGAAACTAAATTCTGGTCATTCGCAGCGGCAATCTCACTAACAATATGCGCGGCGCTTGTGCGAGTATTAATACGATTGCCGATGACAGTTGCTTGTGCATCGGATTGTGCCTTGGTGTAGACTTCACTCATTTGTAATTCCTCCATCTAAATTTGCTATGTAAACCAAAATATCATCGGGCGTTTCAATTTCTTCACCGCCTTCAAATTTTAATTGCGACCATGGAGTAATGCCATCGCCTATCTTCATTCTTTTTATGTCCGTATCAACCCCGATCTCAGCAGTCAATAAAACCGGATCAGCCGCCGCCCATTGCGCCGTCGTGCCTGAACGCTGCTGCATCTGGTTATATGTAATAATCATGGCGCACCGCCTGAAACTATTGTTGCTTCTCCATAGTTTGTATCTGGCCCACCGCCGCTAACGACTATTCCAGTGCTTTGAGGATTAACAGCCAGCGAGGCAAGCCATTCAACTTCAGTCCCAACAAAACCATTAACCACCGCTATTTGATATGCGCTTGCACCCTGCGAACCCGTTTTTATCCGGTTTGGTTTGTGCGAAACGCCGCGCCGAGATATAGATGAAACCATTCTCGCGCTATATCACATATCGTTTCCCTTACAAGTCTGCATAGGGATCATAAGCTTTTTTGGGCTTGATAAACTCTGCCTTCTCAACATGAGCGGCAAAGGTAAGCATGAGCGCATCGCCTTCATCAGGAGACGCAAGACCGCGCTTCTTCATATCGACTTTGCGTTCCAGAGCCAGTGATACTTGATCAGCACCGTAGCCATATTCAACGCCAATCAAATCAGCCTTTAGTTCTGTTTCATTCGGGATGCAGCCGCCATTGAGCCACTCTCGGCCCGAAGCCCACATCATTGCGCGTTTATTCATGGTTTCTATATGCAGGTCTTCACCGACCATTACCTTGCCGCCTTTGCCGCCAAAATCAACGCCGATCACGTTGCGCACGTTCAGTTGGTTGAGCCGGTCAATCAGGCCCGCGCCCATCGCGCCTTTATCAATGAATATCGCATCGGGATTATAGAGCGACGCGTGCTGTGCAATGTCACCGGCTACACGCATCAAATCACGCTGAATATCATTTCCTGCCCATCGCAGCCACGGAATAGACCGAGCATCAAGCCCTTGGCGGATTGACATAACGCTTTTGTCATCGCCGTAGCGCGCAACATCGACCCCAAAGATAATTGGAGCCGTTGGGTTCACCAGATCAGGCCGCGTCATTGCTTCATCAACAACATCTTCACCGATAAATTGCATTGAGCCGGCGCGCGGAAATTCACCCCTTACGCGAACACGGAAGAAGTCGCTGTCTTCACCATAAGCAATTCGCCATTCTTCAATCGTTTCTTTATTGGTGCGCTTCACATCACGGCTGTCAATCTGGTGATGATCCCATAAATGCCGAAACTTACCACCTATTGCTTCTTTGAACCGGCCAGTATTACGCGTTGGATTGCCGAAAGCGAGATTTATCATTTCCGTTCCAGCGTCAGTCATCGCGCCTTCTTCGACTTCCCAGATAATATCAGCAACCGCGCTGGCTTCATCTTTAATCAGTAGCATTCTTTGGCCCGCATTGTGCAAACCGGCGAACGCTTCAGGGTTTCTTTCCGACCAAGGGATAGCATCAAGCCGCCAGTTGCGTTCTTCAGGAGCGCCGCCCAGGTCGATATGAAAACTTGTGGCTTCTAACTTGAACATATCACGCAACATCGGGAAGCGCATCATCCCATACCATTTGGCAACTTCTGGCCATGTTTTTGTGCGAAGCTGCGTGTCAGTATTGGCGGTGATATTGCCGCGCGTATTCTCAAACGTCATCAATGCCCAATGGCATATCCACGCCACAAAGGTTGACTTGCCGATACCATGACCGCTGGCCACAGCTTCACGGATTACGCGGTAAGGATCATCGGATAGCTTTTCGCCTATGCTTACGAGCTGCGCTCGCTGCCATTCATCGGGGCCAGTTTCTTTTTCAAGTGGCGTGCCTTCTTCTCCCCACGGCCAAGCCCACATGACAAACCCAAGAGGATCATGCGTGAAGCGGCCAAGGTCGGAGATTAATTCTTTGCGAAATTCTTCAGGTGACATTTAGCTGGCATAGCAAATCGGCTGGCCGGTCACAATGCTGCGTAAGGATCATATTGCTTGGAAGGTTTGGGATAGAGCCGGTGCGTTCTTTCTTGGCACACTGCACATTCACGATATTGCCCGCGTTCTTCATTCTGCCATTCGCCGAACTGGTGCAGGCCGAGCGCGCAGTTTTCTTTGGCTATGGTTGAAAGGCTACGTTCTATGATAAAAATCATGCAACCGGATCACGGTCATAGTAATCTTCAAACCGGCTTCGCGCATCAATCACATTATCAGATACCGCTATCGAAATATCGCGGATAGCATCGGGCAGTGCCTTCATTTCTTCAGCTATCTTGACTTTAGCAGTTCGACTGAGGGTTTTCATGTTCACGTCATCCATACATTGTTTGGAGTTTACCAAAGCAGCTTGATTTTCAGAGTTTGCATAAGAAAGCCTCTCTGGAGGTAAAGGACGCATCATTCAATTCCAATCCAATAATAATACATGTTTAGGGTAACGCCAACAACCATCATCACTATCCCTATCGGGCCGAGTATCTTTTCCCAATCATTGTGCATCATTCAATCCCCGCGCTTTTGCGTGCGTTTTTCAGAAGCGAAGAAAGATTATCATCAACTGCAACATCAACCGGCTGCATTGGTTTGCCGTGAGCGCGATCAAGAATAGCATTGGCAGCAGCAACGCGAGCTGTGGGAGTTGCTTCAACATCTTCCATCACATTGACCAAAGTGTTTAATGCGCGTTCAGTGTAGCAGCGAGCAAGCTTCGACAATTCTTGGCTTGTTTCACGCGTCAGTTTATCCTTCGCGCCTTTAGGACGTCCTGCCCCTTCTCTCTTTCCGCCATGTTCAGCCATCTTGAAATTCCTTGATTACTTTCATCTTTGGGCAACAATTACCTGTCCTTATCATGTTGCTGTTGTCTAGGCAAATCTTGCACTCTTTTAGAGTGGGTCAGCCTGAATAAATTGGATGAAACAACATATGATTTATACCTACCCATTATCTAATTCCTCTAACTTAGCTTTCCAGTAATTGAGTTCTTCTTCATCGCCGTGCTGGGTGGTTTCATAAGTTAGCAATCGTGCCTCCACAGCCCCAATCATCATTTCGATTAACTCTCTTTCGGATAGATGGGTTATGATCCGTCCTCTAACGCTTCCATGAATGCGAGGCAGCGGTGGTATTTCATGGCCTTGCCGCGACCATAATTCTCGGACAGCTTGTTCTAAACCTTCGCGGAGGCGATAACGGTATTTAACGCCATAAAGCAATCTATCACTATTTACTAAACCCCACACCCCAGAATTCGGATGACGAAAATTTAGCTCATGCAAAACATAGTTAAACCCCTCCGGCGCATCGCCATCTTGTTTGGGTGTGTGGTATATCCAATCAGTCATTGGCCTCTCCATCAATATGCCATTTCGCAGGCGGCTATGGCGTAAATTGTATTTTTGCTCGGAAGTATTGCGGCCAAAATAAGTGCAACTAAGCACCACTTTAGGCCAGAAAACCATTTCCGTTTAATATCTGCAAAATATATCATCCAACTTAAACTATTCATTTCCTTGTCTCCAATATGGCACGGCCAATCAATTCGGGTATTTGAGGGACTACTGCGTTTCCTCCTGACATCACTGCGTCTTTGTCCACATAAGCGGGAACCCCATCATGCCCTCCACACACATAGGGCAGGTTTCCTTCGCAAAATGCGCGTTTAAGCTTATCTGCTTGCCTATACGCTTCCGGCGTTTGATGGATTGATTTGATATATTCCCGCGATCCCGAAAATCGCTGGCAAGAGGGGTGGGCAACAACCCATATCCTATCTCGGAAATGTGGCGCACCAACGGCCCCCGCTGGAATGCAATCCCATTCCGCATCAAGCCCGACCTCGGCCATCGTTTCGAGAATTTCACCGAGCCAATCAAGGAGATTTGGGCTGTTTTCCAAAATAACAAATTTTGGTCGTATTTCGCGAATGAGCCTGGCGAACTCAAACCATAATCCACTTCGCTCTCCATCCAATCCTTCGCCGCTACCGCACGCTGAAATGTCTTGGCAGGGGAAACCGCCCGTAATGACGTCAACGGCAATTCCATCGGCAGCGAGCTTTGCTCCGGTGAGTTCTCGCACGTCTCGGTAGCAGGGGACATTTGGCCAGTGCTTTGCAAGGACTTTTCGCGGGAACTCTTCAATTTCACAGAATGCGACGGTTTCAAACCCGCCTGTTCGTTCGAGGCCAAGGCTAAACCCTCCTATGCCAGAAAATAAATCAAGAACTTTAAGTTTGCTCACATCAAGCCCCCATCATTTGTTGCACTTTAGGCGGTATTGCACGCCATTCGTTTATTGAAATGCTGTTCGGGCATTCGCAGCCTATATCTTTTCGCACACCGCATTTATAGCATGGATCACGATCAACGTGCTGAATATCGTCAGGCATATCAACATGGAAAACATTTATGAAATTTCCTATAGCAGGAGAACGCCGGTCTTCCCCAATGCCGTAAGGGTATTTACCCATTACATTGCGAATTTTCTCTTCCAAGACTGCTCCAATCTTTCTTCCTTTCCGCAGATCATATATCAGCTTCGGATCATCACCAACCTTCTTGCTGAATATGGCGTCCCTAGTTCCGGTTTCCTCCATATACTTCCATAGATCAGCGTGTAATTTTATGCTTTCTTCAATTCTGCTCATTCTTCGTCCTTTCTTTGTTTAGCTATTCCCGCAATTCAGCACGTCTCTGTGCGCCTTTCCCCTAATGCCTTCAAGGGATGAAAACCTTGCATTGCGGGCATTGTGTTAATATAGACGTCGCGCAACCGTCGCCTTAAGGAGATGGGGAAAAGTGTTCGTCAATCTTCCAAGCTCTTAGCGATAGCAGCAGCGAGAGCTATGGCGGGGTGGTCGTTCTGCACAACATAGCAGTCGGTTCCCATAGTTCCCTTTTTATAATATTCTGCGGCGCATATTTGGCCGTCCCAGTTCCAATGCCAACCATTTTCGATAAGCATAGCCGCCGCCGACAGGTAGCCTGATTGGTATGTCAGATGGTGGTCAAATTCTGACTTTGCTGCCAGCCAATGACCGAATTCATCGGTAATCTTGTGCTTGTTGCCTTCCACAGTTTCCAGAAATTTCGGTTTAGGATGGATGGCGTAATAAAGCTCCTCCAACAGGCATTTCCTCAATGCTTGCCGCCTCTATGCGTTCTGATAGTGGTTTGGCAAACATGCTTTGATGTAGCGGGTTTGGTGATAGTTCATCACTGCCGGTTGACACCCCGCCTACGCTTTCTGTTCCGGCGTTGTAGTTGTGATCTAGTTCGTTGGGTGGTTTGGTCATGGGGTTTGTCCTTGCCCGATTTTTCTAGTCCACGCTTTATTGAAATCCAGAACGGCGGCGTAAGGAGTGTCGCCAAATCCAGCTATGCCTTCAGCCAAGTTTTCTCCATAAAGAACGCACCATTGTTTTCCGTCTATAAAAACTCTCGGATTTAATACTACGACAAGGTTATATTCTAACCGTTCAATTGCCGCGGTAAGTTCAGCCTGCTTCGTGTCAATCTCCATAAATTCCATCATTCCATCTCCATTAGTTTAGCGCGCACTTGCTGGCGGCTAGTCGATTTCACCCATATCACGTGCGGCTTCCAATATGCCTTCGATATGTTCCACAATGTCTTGCAGATCATCTGCGCTGTCCTGAATGTCGCGGTTCCGGTCATTCCATAGACGGTCAATCTTGCCTTTAATTTCCTGTTTCATTCGTAATTCCTTTCTTGGTTCATCTATCTGGCTCATGGTTTGGGTTCTTTCGGTTGATGCTTGTCCCGCATATGGTCATCAAGACCTCGCACGGTGCGAAACTTTCGCCCACATTTGGCGCATTTTGGTTTTGGCTTCCATTTTGGTGGCTCATAGTAACCGCCAGATTGTTGATTAATCATCATGTCTGCATATTCGCCCATCACCCTTGCTCCTGTAGGGCTGCTTTGGCATGAATTTCGCAGGTCATGCAGGGCGCATCGAGGCAAAGCTCTGTGTTTTCAGCAAGGCATATTCGCTTAGCAGCTTCCACAGCATCCCCGCTTGGTTGATTGCGTAGCGCGGCTAGTATTTTATGCCGGTGTTTCCATAATGCCTTTCGTAGTTCTTCGCTCCAACCTGAATCGGAGTACATTTTTAATTTGGTTTCTAGTTCCCCTAATTCTGCTACCATCCTGCTATCAGGTGCAGGTGCAGGGGCGCGCTGTTTGAAATGTGGCGGTGTGATAAACATTCTCGCCCCATCAAAGGGTTTTTCACTCCATTTGTGGATTGTTTTGCCATGGGGGCCGCTGGCAAATTTAACGTAAAGAACATTGCCGATTTCACCCTCGCTGTCTTGCACCGCATCGGGCTTTAGGCGGTAGCGGTATTTGATACCCTTCGCCCATCTTGTTTTTGGAACATCTTGCCATTCCCCAAACAGAAAGTTCCAGCCTTGTATCTCATGCGTCTCAGCACTCACGCCATCTGGTGCATCGCCATCTTGGGTAGGGGTGTGGGGCGTCCATTTAGTCACGCGCGCGCTCCCAACCTTGCGGAGTGTATGCGCCTTGTCGTTGGATTAGCCATGCGCCCGGTGCAACAACTTGCGGGGCGTGAGTGTCATTGGCGCGCAGATGTTCAAGCAGAGATTCATCACTCATTTCCAGATACCCGCGAAGCTGATCTTCTGTTTCGTACTGCTTAACGTCCGGACGCTCTTTGATAACGTGATGGTGGCCTGTTTCGCTATGAGTTATAATGAAGTTACCTTTGCGCGCTGGTTCTGGCTTTGCATCATCCGGCACAGCTTTAATCGGAACCAGATACATGTCGCCTTGCACGATGGATTTACGGGTTTCATCAAATTCAAAATTATTCATAATTATGTCCTCACTTCATAGTTTTTGAGTATTTCGACGGGGAGTCCGCCATGTAAAACAGACTGCGCCATATCGACGCTATCTGTATCTGGTGGAACGGGTAGGGCAAATCTGCGTCCCGTCCCGCATAGTGCGTCCAGAAACCGCTCTTTACCGCTGTCGGGTAAATCTACCTCAACAAGCCGACCCCAGACAGGGTCGCCGCTATCTTCTATTTCTCTAGCGTTGAGTTGATCCAAAACATTGTGCCAGCCAACAATCTCTGCCGCAGCACTTCTTTGATCCATGTTCTCCCAATGGAGTGCATCTTTTGCAGATGGCGGTGAGCCATTAACCCATTCGTTCGGTATAGACTGGCCGTGCCATGAGGAAAGGCTATAACCATCGGCGTATTCTGCCGCAGGCCCGACTTCGCTATGTAGCCGCCTTTCGTCATCCCATTTAACCGATGTTGGGCGCTCGGAAGCAAAGCAAATGCCTTTAAATGGCCACCACCATTCACATTGAGACGATATTCTCTCCATTATGCGCAAGTTTTTGGCTGTTTCGCTTTTTAGCTTAACACCTATTTTTTCTGCGAATAATGCCCATGCTATCCAATATAAATCCTGCGACCCCCATAGGAAATTTGGATTCCATGAATTTTGGTCCCTAAGCTGTTCCCTAAGTTGGCCGTCAAGCTGTTCCCTAAGTTGGCCGTCAAGCTGTTCCCTAAGCT